AAGGTTCGGCTGCTACCGGGCCGGGCATGGTGGGGAGTGGCCCCGCATCGTCCGGCCAAGATTGGCATAAATTGTCGCCTGTGGAACGGCTAAACGCTGCGAGGCAGGCTGGTAAAAAATAATGAGGAATAAAAATTATGGCTCTTACTCTTGTTGAGGCTGCGAAACAGTCTCAAAATCCCATTCAGTCGGCTATTATCGAGATGTACGCCGAATCCAGCGACATCTTGGCTGCGTTGCCGTTTAACAATATCCAGGGAAATGCTCTGCGGTATAACCGGGAAGAGACCCTGCCCGGCATCGGCTTCCGTGGCGTAAATGAGGCTTACACTGAAAGCACCGGTGTGATCAATCCAATGACCGAACCGCTGGTCATTGCTGGCGGCGACCTGGATGTTGATACTTTCATTCTGACCACGATGGGGGCGCAGCAGCGTTCCGTACAAGAAAAAATGAAAGTCAAGTCCCTAGCCCTGGCCTGGACCAAGCAATTCCTGAAAGGCGATTCCCTGTCCGATCCGCGCGGATTTGATGGATTACAGGCGCGTCTGACCGGGAACCAGTTGATGTATAACCATACCACTGACGGCGGAGATGCCTTAAAGCTGTCCAGCCTGGACGCGGCCATCGACAAGGTTGACAATCCGACCCACCTGATCATGAACAAGACGATGGTTCGGCTTCTGTCTGCTGCTGCTCGCTTAACTACTGTTGGTGGATACATCACTTACGAGCTTGGCGCTTTTGGCCGCCGTGTGACCCGCTACAACGACATCCCAATTCTGGTTGTTGATTCCGACGATGAAGGTACTGACATTCTAAGGTTCAACGAAACCGGATACACCGGCTCCGTTGCTAACTCCACCAGTATTTATGTTGTGAACCTGAGTGATGGCATGTTGACCGGGATTCAAAGTAGCGTGATGGATGTCCGCGACCTGGGCGAATTGCAAACCAAGCCTGCTGTACGCACCCGTGTTGAATGGTTTGCCGGGATTGCCATGTTCCATGGCAAAGCGGCTGCCCGTTTGGGTGGAATCCTTAACGCTGCTGTTGTGGCTTAACTTGTTCCTATAAGGAGAAAACAAAATGTCTATACTCGGTGTAAAGAAACGGCCCCAGGGTACGTTTGATAGTGACCTAGAGTTCAAGGACGCTGGGTTGGTTGCGGCTTCCGCTGCCGCTGAAGTTGATAGCGCGGCGAAAGTTGTTGATGTTGGAACCGGCCTGTTTAAAGGCTGCATGGTCTTGGATGTGACGGCTCTGGAAATTGCCAGCAATGATGAGATTTACGACATCGTTGTGCAGGGGTCGAATGCCGAGGCATTTACCGCTGCCGGGGTCGTTGAATTGGCAGCGATCAGTTTGTCGGCCAAGGAAGTCAAGAGGACCGACAGCGACAAGGATGATGATACGGGCCGATTTAAGATCTACTTCGACAATGAGAACAACGGTACGTTCTATCGCTATCTGCGGTTGTACACCGTGGTTGCTGGGGCTATCGCCACTGGTATCAACTACGCGGCTTATTGTGTGCCGTCTGAATAAGGAGGTACATGATGACTAATGACCTGATTCAAACCAAGCGATACAAATCTCCTGGTGTCGTCAAGATTGCTGACGAGATCATGGGACCGGGAGCGGCGAAGAACCAGTATCGGCTACTCGTTCCCGAATCCGTTTCCACGGTGACGGAATATGGCAGCGATTTTGGTATGCGACACAGCGTGATTGAGTTCACCAAGGCAGCTCATTTGATTACTAGGGCCGGTGCCGGGGATGACGGCCACGGCAACCTGAAGCTGGTCACGTTTCCGAAGGGCCGGATTTGGGTGCATGGTGCGGTGGGCACGTTGAGCAGTGTGGACGTGTCTGATTCCGCCAACATCAGCAATACCGGCTCCGGTGATTACTCCTTCGGGACTGTCGCCACGGCTAACTGCACCCTAGATGGTACAAACGTCAACATAGGGCCGTCTGCGGCCTTGATTGACCCGTTTGTGACTGGCGTGGGTGCTGCTAACGCCTCATCCGTTCTGGCTGCTGGGGCATTGTTCGACGGTTCGGCAACCGCCACGCCCGTATTCCTGAACATCATCTTTGATGCGGGGGATGTGACCACGGGCAACGGAACGGCTGATCTTGTCGGCAAGCTCATTATCAAGTGGTCGTATCTTGGCGATTTCTAACAATCGGAGGGCCGGGAAACTGGCCCTCTTTTTCAATGAGAGGTTGAGATGAAGCTGTACAGCATTAAAACTGGCGAAGAATGGGAAGGAGAACCGATTGATGCCAGGGTTATGCTTGAACGGGGCGGATGGACGGAAGACTACATTCCGGTAATTCTTACCAGGAAGGAACCTGTTGTGGAAAATAAAAAGCAACCGCCCGCAAAACGGAAGGGACGCAAAAAGGAGTAATCCATGGCTCTTGTCGTTGAAGACGGTTCAGTTGTCACCGATGCCAACTGTTATGTGTCCCTTGCAGATTGCAACGAATATCATTTCAGCATGGGCAACCTGAACTGGTTTGCAGTGGATGAAGATAAGGAAGCGGCAATGCTCAGAGCAATGGCCTGGCTGGAGTCACAGACGTGGAAGGGGCGCAAGACGGCTTACGACAATCCTCTGTCATGGCCCAGGGCGGATATTGTTGACCGGGACGGCTACACAGTTCCTGAAGACGAGGTTCCCTCCCCGGTGGTCAAGGCACTATGCGAGGCAGCCCTGATTGAGCTGGACACACCCGGAGCCTTGAGGCCATCCATGAAGCGTGGGGGGCAACTTATATCTCAATCCATCGAGGGTGTCGGTTCGTGGACATACGCCAGCGGCGCACCTACTGAAACGAAATTTCAGGCCGTGTCAAGTTACCTTAAAGGGTTGGTTTCTGGTGGTGCGATTATCAAAGTGGAGCTTGCCTGATGTCTGACTGGCAGGATGATATAATCAATGATGTTGACGAAGCCTTGAATGAGTGGGGCAGTACCGAGGCTTACATCTATCAGCCTGGCACGCCTGCAACCTTCAATCCGGGCACGGGCACATACGCAGGTGGAACAGATCCGGTTGCGCTCAAGGTCAATGCCGTATTTAAGACGGTTTCAACACACATGATTGATAACACAAATATCCTTGCCACGGATAAGGAAGTCAGGATTTCGCCCAAGGGCTTGCTGGCGATCCCGGAGGTCGGGGACAAGATTAAGCGTGGAGATAAGATATTTACCATTATCCGGGATATATCCATGAAGCCTGCGGATAAAAATTTAATGCTCAGATATGTGATAAGGGCCGATTGATGAGCAGGTTCACTGACGACATAGCGAAATTCAGGGCCAAGGTCCAGGCCAGGGCTAACTCGGTCATCCGCAAGGTCGGCTTTGATCTTCATGGCAGGATAGTTGAGAGAACGCCCGTGGACACAGGTCGGGCAAAGGCAGGTTGGTCCATAGATGTCAGGCCGGACTCAACTTGGATTTACAATAATGTAGAATACATTGTCCCTCTTGAATATGGGCACAGCAAGCAAGCCCCGCAGGGCATGGTCAGACTATCTATTGCGGACATAGTCAACGCCTGGCCTGACATTGTGTCTGAAGTCAAACAGGAGATTAAATGAGCAACGACATCATGGTTGCCTTTGCTACGGCGCTGAACACCTTTGCTGCTACTCAGAACATTCAGGTGGCCTGGGAGAATGTCAACTTTACCCCTCCACAAGATGAACCGTACCTCAGGGGCTTTCTTTTACCCGCTACAACCGTTGCCGCTGGATTAGGCACGTCTGCTTACAACAAACATTCAGGTGTTTACCAGGTGGACGTGATTTATCCCGCAGGCCAGGGCTGGGGTGGATGTTCCTCAATGGCTGAAAAGGTCCGAAAAAACTTTAAAAGGGGAAGCTCTCTAAAAAGCGGTGCCATAATCATTGAAAGCGCCTCCACCGGCCCAGCCATGCGTGAAGATGGACGCTACAAGATCCCTGTTTCAATCAATTACATAGGATGGTTGCCCAATGAATGACGTTTTGCTGATTATCGGCAGCGCTCCATGCAGGCTTGAGGATATAAAAGGATTTAAGTCGCTGTATAAAAAAGCCCACGATGTCTGCTGCATCAACGAAACAGGACTCTGGTATCGTGGTCCTTTCAAGTATTGGGTATCCGCCCATGCCGACAAGCTGCTTGAGTGGGCGAAAGTCAAGCCCAATGCCGGGGCTGAACTCTGGTCCTACAGGCAGCGGGCAGGGATTAACCATGCTCATGTCCGCTGGGATGGCGGTAGCTCATCATTCGTGGCGGTTCAGTTCGCTTTGTTTGCC